AATCTAGCTGCTTGTGGTAACTGCATGTGTAGTTTTTGAAATTTATCATAAGATGTAACAATGCGTTCTACTTTTTCTGATTTTTTTCTAGCTCTCTCGCTATCTTTTTCATTTATAATATCTACTTTTAAATCTGGACTTCTACCTAGTTTTTGTGCAAATCGTTCTAACGCAGTTAAAAATAAATTAGGTGCAGGTAACTCGTGGTATTCTACATTAACAGAATTACCCAACAGTGCTTTTACAGCAGCTTCACCACCATTCATAATGTCACGAATCCTAGACCTATCAATCATTTGTTCTTGATTTATAACTCTAAGATAATCTATTTTATCGTATAATTTTTTACTATCTAATGGCATTTAACTCCAACTATCTATATCCATACTACTAGGTTCGTACCCTTCAAAGCTAGGACTATATTCATATCCTAATTCTGCAAAGCGTTCCTTTTGCATACGCCTAATTGCTCTCATTGGAAACCAACTAGCCATAACTATGTCAGTTTTAGTTCCAACACTTTTGCTTTTATTTTTAGCAGAGCTGAAATAAACCAACTGACTTGTATATAAGTTTACCTTTTCTTGTGCTTCAAAGCTAAGATATGGCAAAGAAATATTTTGTTCTTGGAACATAGGTCGCATTGCTGTAACACCATACAAAGGGTCAAATTTATTTTTATATGTTTCGTGTCCTTCTAAAAATATACCATGACTTGACGCAAACTCTCTAATACTTCTATCTTGTCTAATAGCTTTTTGAAAACCATTTTCTTCTATTACCCAATGTGACAAGTTATACTTCATCCACCATTCCTTCATTATTTCTAATGCTTGTGGTATACCACCACCAAGATTGTTGTTCATATCTACCATGTGTAATTTATTTTCTACAGGTTCGTATGCCCACAAAAATGCAGCTTGGTAACCTGTAGATGCAGGGTCTAATCCTGCAATCAATCTTGTACCATGTGGTATGTGTCCTATGTCACGCTTTTGGTCACGACACTCTTCTATTTCTACTCTGTCAAATAATGCAAGTCCATCAGGCATTGCAACATTTAGATAAACCATTTCGTATATAGCTCTACCACCTGTAGTTTCTGCTGCTCGTTTTCTATCCATTAACCATTTGTAAGTTCGCTTACCTGACCACAACATACAATCTTTGTGTTCGTCTTCGTTCCAATCAGGTTTATTACAAGCAGTGTCATGTGCTTCTTCTACAATAGTTTTCCAAGATTCGTTATCTAACAAATGTGAATATAAATCGTCATAGTGCTGTCTTGAACCAATAACAACCATAGCTGTATGTTCCTCTTTACGACTTGACAATGTTGTTGTCCACCAACTCCTGGTATTTTCTCTTGATGCAGGTTGCATAGTAGAAGTGTGGTCCTCAATGTCGTCTGCAATAATTATGTCACAGTCACGACTAAGTATTTTACCACCTCTACCTATACCCACCATAGTAGGTGACTTAATACCAGTAACTGTTCTAGTTCCTACAGTAAATCCATTTTGTGACCAAGATTTACCTGTTCTAGTACTAGGTTTAAATTTTGGACCAGGACCACATATTTCTTCTATTAACAATTCGTTACTTTCGAGTTGGTCTAGTACAGAGCTAACTGCGTTCTTAGCTATTTCTTCGTTACCACCTACCCATAAAATACGAATGTTAGGTTTTGTGCAAATGAGCCACACTGCAAAATGTATTAATAAATCTGTTTTACCATGTCGTGGTGGAGATAATATCATCTGTTGTTCACCATTTTCTATAGCATCTAAAATAGAATTAATCCACTTAATATGAAAATCTGGTGTTTCGTATGCTTCACCTTTTTCTGTTTGAAAATATCTATCTCTAAAATTTTTAAAATCTTCTAATGTTTTTTCTGCAACCTGTGGTAATTCCCAATTTTTTTTCTCTAGTTCATTTTCTAAATCTTCTATGTATGCGTTATATGCCATAGATACTGCAGCAACAGATGTGTCTAATATTTTTGCTACATCAGATAATGTATTTTTTTCTTTGAGTATTTCTTCTGCTAATCCTGATTCGACTATGTCGTTATAAACTTTACCTCTACGAGATTGTACATTTTTTTTGCTAGGTATTTCTAATACATCAGTTTCTTGTGTCCACTCAATGCCTTTTTTCTTTGCTCGTTTTTTTTGCATTGATATTCTGTTATAACATCTGTCACTACAATATTTTCTTTTACCTTTAGGTAAAGGTCTATGACATCCTGCTGCGTAACAAATTTTATTTTTTTCCATAATTTTTACAATCTTTATTTTTACATTTCATGTCGTCACTTGGTTTAAGTGGTCCACCACAGCGAGGACAAGATACATTTATCAAAATTATTTTTTAATTTTTTTTATCTTCCCATTATGTGTACGAGCAAATTTATGTGTTTTGGTTTCTCTAATTAAAGTACCATAGTATCTTTTACCACCCCACATCCAACTGACTCTTTTGCCTTTTCCCATTATTTACCTACCTTTTTCTGTGCATTGACATGTGCTTTGTTAAAGCTAGTACCTCTACGCATAGAGTTGTACATGTATTGCATGTGTTTTTTTGTATGATGTTTAGAATGTTTTTTCATAGCCTTCTGTTGGCTTTTACTTAACTTAGAAACATCTACACCTTTTACCTTCATTTTTTTGGTTTCCAACCACGCTTCATTTCAGCATAGGCTTTTTTAGATATAGTCGTATTCTTTTTAGACCTAGACTTACCTTGTACCTTCCTTCTATGAATGTTTCCTACCAAACTATTCTTGCCTGAACCATGTGGCATTATATCTCCTTACCACATCTTGCAAGACCAATATCTTGCAGATGTCTTATCTGTTGCTGTATCACATTTGTGTCTTGCCCTAAAAGATTTTCGTGCTGCAGCATTATCTTTTCTTATTTCCATGTTAGGGTCACCGAACATAACTTTTTTAACTTTGTTGCCATCCTTAACATAGACCTTAAATTTTTTACGACCATGCCCAGGCTCACCTTTACCAATCCTGGAAGGTTTGTTTAATGTAACTGTTTTACCCTGGTACTTTGCCATTATATTTTATCTTTTTTAATTAAAATCCATGCCCACGCATTCACAACAACAAACATAAAAAATACTATAAAAGCATCCATTATGTTATCTTAGGTCTGCGTTTACTATCTCTTAATTTTTTAAAATCAGCACCAGTAATCTTATCAAATGGTGGTGCTTGTTTTGCTATCTTCTTTTGTTTAGGGGATAACATTAGTAACCCATCTTTTTCTTTTTGCCTTTTTTCTTTTTCTTACCTGGCATTGTGCCTCCTCTATATTAATATTATTACTATATCACACATCTAATCATCTCCTGCCCAATTTGGATTTCCTGCGTATGGTTCATCATATAAACTCTCGTATAAATCTTCCATAGTTCGTTCTATTTTTTTAGATGTATTTATAACTTGTATGATTCCTTTTTTCAATAACCATTTGTATGGTGTCGAAAAAATTTTTTTTTCTAGGTTGATTAATTTTTCTAACATACTACAAGATTATACATGATTGGTTATGGTATAGCGTACCCTTCACTTGCGTGAAGGGCGTACTATACAAACAAAGAAAGGAGGGCTATGAAGTATATCTTAAATAAACCAAGGAGGTTTGAATAAAGACTTCATGCCTTTCTTGTGTGTTTATTATATCATGTTGATTGTATAAACAAAAGGATTCGCATTTAAATTTTATTGTGGTATGGTAGAGAAACAAGCAAAGAGTTCTTCCTGCTTTTAGAAAAGGATTCTTGATAAAAACATCAATCAAGTGGTTTAGCAGGTCCATGGTAACTAGGGTAAAAGCCTATTACTTCACATTGTTTATTTGTTACTATATTTAGTTCATTCTGGTTTGGGAGGGAGTGACACAGGGTTAGCACCACAACCTAACAGTAATTAAAGTAAAATAAATAAAAAAAGAAATCTATTACTAGCAATAATGGTACATACAAGACCTAGTACCACTACATATAGTACCCCCTTTAACAGCATATTCTAAAGGGATTAACAACGAAGTTGTTGCCACCCCAGATTTAACCTCCCCCTATTCAAACACTACTATATATAGAGTATTTACAATTACTATATGTTGTGTCTGTACAATAATGCACTAGGTATAGTGCTACTATATATAGTATGTATAATAGGGTGTACCTTTTTTATAAATAACTGCAGAGGGGTATCAGGTTTTTCTCT